GCCCATCGTCCAATGTGACACGAAAAAGCGTGTCCACCCCTTTTTTGAACGGCACTTCCGCCAACCGCGGGACAAACCCGGTTTCTGTCAGCGCCAACACGGCATGCCGTTGTCCTCGCCTCATCAGTTCTTCAATCGGCGTCTGCTCTCCGGTGATGGGGTTGTAGATGCGCGTTCCTTTGGCAACACACCCATCACCGATGAAGTAGCCGCGGCGCTCTCCGCTCGGAAGAATCTGCTCATGCGCCTGCCCGGCATAAACGATGTTCTCCAGCGCCGTGAGGCTCAACCGCCCCTCGCTGATAACTTCCTCGGGAAGATTCGGAGTGTAGGACGGGTCAGGCGGCAGCACGCTCGCCATGGCGGCACTCTCCACCAATTTAGCCGGGTGCGATTGCGCCCCAGGAACCCGGACCTTGGCCGGCTCATACTCGGCAAAAATGTCGTCCTCGTTGACGATTTCGCGGCGCTCGGCCGCGGAAGCCCCCTCTACGCTGATGCCGGTCTTACCAGCCGCGCCGCCGCTTCTTCCTCCCGATACAGGGCGCTGTCCGGGTTGCCCTTGCCCCCCTCCATCACCACTTGCAGCACCATTTCCCCGGCTTCCGCCAGTGTCGGCGCTTCCGCCAGTTCCGCCGGCGTCAGATTGTCCGCCAGAATCGCTAGAAGCGCCTCCGGGTTGCTTTCCAGCCAATCCAGGCGAACGGCCTCCGCGGCGTCCTCCGCCGCGTCTCGGTCTGCGAGTGCCGCCCACGCCAGTTGACACACCGGCATTTTGTCCGGTGCCCCCGGAGCCGCCTTGAACTTCTGCAACACCGCTTCCGCCGCCTGATTCAGCGGGTGCGCCCTCGGTTGCGGGCTTTGTGGCGTTCGGTCGGTCATTTCTTACTCCCTCTAAGACAATACCGGCCCGAACCAAATCGTCAACCTCTCCCGTCACAGCCTGCTCGATTCCCGCCCCGGCCGGCGGCGCCACCTTGTCAATCACCAGAAGCCGGTTGCTGAAAGTCGTCCCATACTTGGCGTAATTCTTCCCGTCCAGCCACACATTTGCCCGCACATGGTATTTCTTGGCCACGCTGCGCCACCACTGGCGGAACGTGGGAGCATTGAAGTCCATGCCTTCGCCCACGATGGCCACAAGGCGCCCGCCGGGCTCCAGGCTCGCCAGCGCCGCCAAGACGTGCTCGGCGCCGATCTTCGTATCTCCGCGCTTCCCGCTCTTGGCCGCGTTGCTGAACGGAGGATTCAACACCGTAACAGTCGGCCGCCGCAACTCCCCGCCACGCCACCGCGGGCCGAGGATGTTGTTCAACTTCTCGGCGTTCTCGCCAAAGAGGTAGTCAAACCCCATCTGCTTCAAGAACTCGCGCCGCCGCGGGGAAAGCTCGTTGGCAATCACCGTTGCCCCCGCGTTCTTGGCAAACACAGCCAGGCCACCAATGCCGGCACTCGGTTCGAGCACCACATCGCCCGGTTGGATGTTCGCCACCCAATTCGCCAAGAAAGCCAGCGGCGGCGGCGTGCTGAACTGCTGCATGTCCACCGCTTCCTGTGTGCGCTTGCTCTGTGTCGGCAGTTTGGAAATCAACTCCTCCAAGCTGCGCAACCTGCGCTCAAACAAGTCGAAGCTGCTTGTTTGCGGAGAGACACCGGCCTTGGCCAAGTGCTGATTGACCGCCAGTTCCATGGCGTCGTAGGCGTCCTTGACGGTGTAGGTGCCATCCGCCTGCGTGCCGCCCCACGCCTCATCGGTGATGCGGAATAACTCGCGCCAATCGAAGGAGCGCCCTTCCTGAATGAGCGCCTTGATGTCGTCGGCCGCTCGCTGCTGCGGCGTGTCCGCTTTCTCAGCGGTTGGCTTGTCCACATGCGTTGCCGCATTGTGTCCGCCCTCTGTGCTCGGAAGCTCCGCAATGGCTGCCAGGGCTTCGCGCACGGGCACACTGAGGCGCATGATGTCCACATCCCGGCCGGCGCCGTCCATGGCCAGCCATTGATGGTGCCCGTCCAGAAGATAGCCGTCCGCGCTGACAAGAATCTTGCGCTGCGTGCCCTCCATGAGCGTGGTCGCCTTCTTGACCTTGGCCGGACTGTATTCGGCCTGCGTGGGCTTGAGCGTGTCCGGCGCCACCGTCTCGTTGCTGACGGTGATGCCCTTGGATTCGAGGAAGTTGACCAGCGCCCCGCGGGATTCGGCCGGAACCTGCGGCATGTCCTTCCGCGGAACGCCCAGCGTGCCGGACGACTCGGGGAAGTTCTCCCAGCCTTTTGCGGCGGGCGCTTCCTCTTTTGCGGGCGCCTCCGGCTTTTCCACCGGCGCGGTCGCCCCCGCATAGACCTCCGACCATTTCACTTGCTGGTCAGGGTCGCTGTTGCTGCCGTTGGCCCACACCTGAGAAAGCGTCTTCGGGATGATCCGTCCGGGGAACCGTTCCACCAGCGTCCGCGCCAAAGCTTCCGGCGTGTTCACCCCGCGACTCCAAAGCCCGTCAGCCAGCCGAGACATGGCCGCAATTGCCTCGGGCGTGGCCGCAACGGCAGCAATCGGGGCCGGCGCCGAGGCTGCCGCTACACCCTCCACCACGCGCACGGGAATCTTCGTCCACCCGGCCAGCATCGCCGCTTGTGCCGTGGCGTTGCCGTCAATAATCGTGAACGTGCCGTCTCCGTTGGCCGAAACATCCAGCGGCGCCCGCTTCTTGCCGGTCGGGTCGCCCTCGATGTTCTTCAGCATGCCCTTGATGGCCGTTTGCCGCGGGTCGGGCTTCAACCCGGCCAAGAACCTTGCATCCTGCAACTCGTTCTTGCGGCTGATGAGGCTCGAAAGCGGCACCACGCGCACCCGGCCGTCCACCAAATCCCACTTGTCATAGGCAAACGCCTCTTTGATGGCATCCGGGTATTGCGCCAGCCGGCTTGCGTCCACATCGCCCGCGTAGTCGAAAATGTTGTTTTCCGAAATAATCGGTTGGCGGTCGGACCCCTCGGCGGTAGTGTCTTCTTGTATGGGTAACGACGAAACGAACGCGAAAGCCCTCTCGGTGGCGGATGCCGAGTTGCCCGATCCCTTGGAACTGCCCAAGGATGTTGATGATATGTCCTCGGAAGACTGGACGGTGCTCAATGGGCTGATCCGCAAGTTTGCGGCTGCATCCGAATCTGCGGCGTAGGCTTCGCCAGATAGTTTGACGATTTGCCGCTCTGCTTTGCGGCGCGTCTTGTCCAAGGAAGACGCAGTAACCGGCGTTAGCCCCTCTTGATTCAGCCGCTTCTTGGCCTCGCGCCAAATGTCATACCACTTGTGAATCGCTTTTTTGGCCCGAAGCATGGCCGGCTGAATAATCAGCACTTCCTTGACTACCGGATCAAGCCCTTCGCCATCTTTGACGAATTTCAAGTTGATGTCCTTGTAGCCAGGACCAACCTCGGCGTGCCTGTCGTAAATATCTGCCACGCCGCCCGGCGAATAGACCGTGTAACCTTTGGCTTCCATCGCCCCGATAAACCGCGCTGCCACCTGTCGCGCCGGCCCCGGCCCGCCCGCCGGAGCCTCCACCGTGGCCCGCAACAAGTCGCTTGGAATCTTGGGCGAGCGGTCAATTTTCGACACGGCCGTTCCCAGCTTCTTGACCGCGTTCCTGAACTGCTCCCGATACGGCCGGCCGCCTGCCTGACGTGCCGCATCCACCAAGTCGGCAAGAAATCCGTCGCGCTGTTTTAGCGCCTCGCCGTGAATGGCGCGCACCGCGTTCTTCAACTGTCCGCGCTGCGCCATGGGCACCGGAGCCGCGCCAGCCGGAGGCAAGAACTTCTCGAACTCCGCGAACAACGCCTCAAGTTCGGCGTCTGAGTCGGGTGCCGGAGCGTCAATGCTTTCGGCAACGGCCGGCTGCTGCGCCTCCGCGCCCCCCTGCGGCGCGTTTTCGGTGGCTTCCGCTGTCTCGACACCCGCGGGCTCCGCTGGCTTCCCTGCGGCCTCCAGGCGCGCAACCTCGGCCTCGATAGCCGCCGCCACGCCCTCGAACTCCGCCCGCTTCTCCGCGTCCAGCGTTCCAAGAAGCTCGTCGCGCAACCACCGCGCCACGTCCCGAAGCACGTCCGCAATCCGCGCCGCCAGCCCCGGATTGCTCGCCGCCACCGCGTCCACGGTCTGCGCCATGCCCACTTGCTCGTTGGTCGCGCCGTCCAGCTTCGCGGACAGATACATGCGCCAGAACTCCATGCCGAGAACCGCGTCCGGCATGGTCGCCGCCGCCGCTTTCCAGTCGCCCCCGTTCTTGGTCAACTCCGCGGCGTGGTAGGCCATGACCACTTGCCGTTGCGCCTCCTCGGGCAATGCCTTCCAGTCGGTCGCCAGTTCTTCCGCCGACCGCACGTTGGCCGTGGCCCCGTGCAAGACCTCCTCGCGCCATGTCGCCCGAATCTTGGCCTCGCGTTCCGCCGGTTCCAGGCCGGCCAAGTTCTGCGCCAGTGTCGCCCGGTCCACATAGACCGTGCCGCGGAAATACACCATACCGCCGCTCGGCATCGGACTGAACCCCTTGCGCTCGGCCGCCGGCATCCCCTGCAACTCCTGCGCCGTCACAACCCGCGTCCAATCGGCGTTCACATGCAGACGATCCGTGGCCACCACCTTCAACGGCAGCTTCCCACTAAACGCCTCGGGAACCGCCGCGCCAAACATGCGCACCGCGGTATTGCCGTTCACGGGCTCGGAGAAGACGGAACCGGACTTGGGCGCCGCGGGCTGCCAGTTTGCCGGAGATTCTTCCGGCGCTTTTTCCAGCGTGCTGGCCAGCATGTCATGCTGCACGCCATCCGGCGTTTGAACCACGGCCATTGCCCCTCCGTTGGTAAATCCAACAACGCGGCCAACCTGCGCCGGCCGCACGGTGCCCACACCGGGAACTTGCACCAAGTCGCCCTGCCGCACGTCCGGCCTTGCGGGCTTCGCCGCCGCCTTCTTGGCCTTGGGCGCCGCCTTCGGCTTCTTGGCTTTCGGCGCGGGTTTGGCTGCGGGTGTCTGCGCCGGCGCCAAATACGCATCCAAGGCCGGAATTGCCCCGGTTTCCCCAAGCTCTCGCGCCACCTGATACACCCGCGCCATATTCACGAAAACGTCTCCGCCTTCCTCGCCACGCGCCACAAGGTCAGTCAGCGCCATGAACCGCGAAGCGCGTTCCTCGGCGTCCATTTCGCGGACCTCATCCATCGAAAGCACCGTCAGACGGCCTTTGCCGTCTTTCGCTCCGGTCGCCTGCTCGTCGTCGCGCAAGCTGCGGCCGGCGAACTTCCCAAAGTCGGCGGGCTTCGGCGCCTCCGCTTCTACCAATTTGCTACCAGTTTCCTGCTGATTGGTAGTTGCGGGCGCCTCGACCGGTGCCACCTGTCCGCCTTCCGCCGTTTCCTGAACAGGTTCTGGCGTCGTGTTGACCGCTTCGACAGGTTGCGCGACTCCCGGATCAACCGACAAGGATTCCTCGACGGTTCCCTCCGGCGCTTGGATCTCCTCAATGACAACCTCGCCGTCCGCCCCGCGCTGCAAAGACTTCACCCGCGCCCCGAAAAGCCTCTCCGCCGCCTCCCGGCTCGATGCCTGCCCGCTCTGCGTCACCGTCACCGGGCGCTTGCTGCCCTTCGGCGTGAAAACCATGCGCGCCCGCCACGTCCCAGGCCCGCCGGCCGCCGCGCCCCCCTGAACCGGCGTCACCGGCCCGCCGCCCTTCACCGGAGCCGCCGCCGGACCTTCCTCGCCGCCCTGCTGGCCCGCCTGCGGAGTCACCGGAGGCGCCACCACCGGCGGAGTAACCGCCTGCTGAGTCTGCGGCGCGGCCTGCTGCACCACCGGAACCGGCTGCCCCTTCTCCTCCGCGGGCTTCTTCCCCTTCGCCGGAGCAACCGGAGCCTGCGCTTGCTGCTGCTGCGGAGCCTGCCCCGGAACCACCGGAGGCGCCACAATCATGCTCTCCGCCTCCGCCTCGGCCAACTGATCCGCCTCGGTCTTCCCGAAATACACCTTCGCCGTTTCCGGCGCCACGCTTGCCACGGCTTTTCTGAACGAATCCGGCACGATGATCCGATTCCCGCGCACATACGCCCCCACGTTCAAAAGCGCCTGCTCCTGCGTCGGCGTCAGAGGCGTCAGGCTCACCATGCGAATGGCCGCGTCAATCGCCTCACGATCCGACTCCGCCACCCCACCCAACTCGTTCACCGCACGCCGCGCACCTTCCCCAATGCCCGCCATGTCGGCCAGGATGCTCGCATATTCGACCATCAACGCCTGCCGCTGCCCAGCCGCCGCCGAAATCTCAGGATTGACCACCTGTTGCGCCGGCCCGTTCCCCACCGTCTGCCACACCACCGGCGGCAACGTCTTCAGCTTCCGCGCCAACTCCGCGTCTTTCTCGACCACCGCCGCCAGCCGCCCCTTCAAATCCGCCACCGTCTGCGGATTCTGATACTCCTGCATGGTCTTGGCCTGCTCGTAGGTAATCGGCTCCTCGGGATAGCGCGTGTTGTGGTCCTCGACCCACTGTTTCAGCGCCTTCTCCTGCGCCCGCCGCATCTTTCCGATGTCGTATTGCGCCGCCGCCCAGCCGACCGCCGCATGCGGCCCGGCCATGCCCACGCCCCCGATGAACCCGGACAACCCCTGCGCCACCGCATCCCCCAGAGTCGCCCCACTCTGACCGAAAGCCGCAACCATTTCCTCAAACATCTCGCCGCCGCCGCTCGCCCACCCCTGCTTGGCAAGATCCACCGCCACGTTGCGCGCCTGCTGCCCGACCGTCAGTGTCCCGCCAATCGGCCGCTCGACCTTCCCCAGCTTGAAAAACTTCTCCGCCAGCCCGTCCAGCCGCGAAATCTCCCGCCCCGCACGGTTCAACGTCAGCCCCAGACGCTCCGCACTCCCCATCCATTTGCCCAAGGTCAGCAACTTGCCCGCACCAACGCCCGCCAACTGACTCGCCAGCTCAATCCCCATCTCCTGCACCGGTGCCACCTGTCCGCCGTAAAATGCCTGCTGCAACGGCCCGAAGAATGACGACTCCGCAATTTTGCCGTTCTGCGAGGCATATTCCATCGCCTTGTGCTGAATCTCCAAATCGAACTGGCTGTTGAGCGCCGCCGCCTCAAACGCCGCCCAATAACTCGGGCTCAACGTCTGCTGATACGCCGCCAACGCCTGCCCCATCTTGCTCCGCGGGTTGAGCAAGTCGTTCTCCCAAGTAAACCGCCCGCCGCCGCCCAAGGCATGGTAGTTGTCCAGCGCCGTCTTGATCCGCCCCGCCGCCGCCCGCAACTCAGGCTCGGTCATGCGCCCGCTATGCAACCCATCCTTGAACGCCGAAAGCTCTTTCTTGAGCGCGCTCCCCGTCTCCCCACTCCACATCTTGTCCCGCACCCCGCCCAAATTCCACAGATAGCTCGACGGCAACGCCATCAGCAACGCCTCGCCCACACTGTCAGGCATCCGGTCTTTCAGCGCCCGATTGAAATTGTTCTGCCAGGCAATCGTCTGCGCCCCGATCAGCTCGCGCTCCGCATCACTCAGAAGTGGGCTGAACCCATACTTCTGCGCGATGTCGTCACCCAGCAACTTCACCGCCCCCACCCCCACACCCACCGAGGAACCATAGGCGTTCTGCAACGTGCTGTTCAGCCAGTTCTTGGCCCGCCCCACCAAGCTCTCGTCCGCCAGCAACTTGTCCCGCGCCGCAATGAACGCCGGCAAGTTGAAATCCACCTTCCGTTGCGCCTCCTGCGCATACTCGGCCATGAACGCCTCTCGCGCCGCGTAGTCGTTCACCGCCGCCACCCTCTCATGCTCGGACGCACCCAGCCCGGCAATCGCCTTCTCCAGCCCCGCCGGCAACACCGCCGCCGCCACGTTCATCAAGCCCCGCTTCCATGGGCTCATCTCAGGGTTGGCCGCCTGCGCCTTCCGATACGCCTCCGCCGCGTCACTCGTCCCGTTCTTCGCCCAATAGTTGAACGAGTCCTCCAGTGACGCAAACTCCGGCTTCGTCCCCCTCGCAATCTTGGCAAACATCCTCGCGTCCTGCGCGCTCAACTGACCGGTCTTGTGTAGCCAGTTCGTGTCCAACTCCCTCTGCGACGCATCAACCCCAGCCTGCCGCGGGTCAATCTGCGCAATGATGGCCGCCCTCTCGCTGTCCGTCGCCGCCTGCCACTGATCCATCACGTCCCGCAACCGCTCCGCACCCCAGCGCCGCCCCGCCCATGCGTTCTCAGCCTCTTTCGCCCAGTCCTTCGCGTCCAACTCCTTGCGAACCTCGGGCACCAACGGCGTGCTCCCGTAGGCCGACTTCTTGAACGCCTCCGCGAAATCCGCCGGCATCCCCACATACTCCGGCATCCCACGGTAATAGTTCCCCGCCGCAAAGCTCGGAGAATGCTGCCCCAGCGGATCCAACTCCAAATACCCCACCCCGTATTGGTCGAACTTGAACCGCCCAACAGGCTCGTCCACCGTCTTCTTGCTCCACGGTAGCGGCACCCCCCAAAACTTCGATGATGTCTCCTTCGGCGCGTAGAGAACGCCCCCCTCCAACTTGTAGCCAGGCGGCGCCTGAATGTCCGTCTGCCCCGCCAACTTCGCGTTCAACTGCCGCTCCATCGCCTCCGGCGTGAACCACTCCGGCGGCGCGTGCGTGTAGCCCGTCGCCTTGCGCACTTCAGGCGGCAACGCAATCGGCGCCTCCGCAGACAGCTTGGCCGAAGCCGCCTGCTCCCGCCCGCGCATCCTCGCCGCCGTCCACTGATTGACACTCCCCCGCGTGGACATCGCATCCACAGACGCATCAAGCCCCTCCTCAATCGCCCGCCCCACCGCCGCGTCCTTGGCCTGAAACTCGTTCCAAAGCGTCTCCATCAAGTCCGGTGGCGCCGGCTGAATCGGGCTGCTCGCCGGCTCAATCCCCGCCAGCGTCAACGCCATCTCCGAAATGTAGCCGCTCACCGCCGCCGTCCTCTCCGCCAACCGCCCCGTGTTCGGCAACGTCTCCGCCTCTTGGTAGATCAACTTCGCCTTGTCCGCCACGCTCTCCTTCAAAATGCTGTCCCGCCACGCCATCTGATTCCTCACATCAGACTTCGCCCGGTATGCCTCCAACTCCACTTGCGCCTGCCTCTCGACCTTCGCCTTCAACCCCCCCTCCAACTGCGCCTTCTCCTGCTCCAACGCCTCCCGCGCCGCCCCATCAACCGTGATGTCCTCCAACTTCCGGTCAATGTCCGCAATCCGCCCCCGGTCACTCGCAATGTCCCGCCCCAGCAAGCTCAACTCGCCCGTGGCCGCCGCCGCCTCCTCTTTCAACACCCGCGTCCGCTCCGCCAAGTTTGCCTTCAACTTCGCGTCCGGCTTCAGCTTCGCGTCAGGGTCGTAGCCCATCCACTTCCACGCCATGCCAGGCACCACCTTGTAAACGTGCCCATCCTTCTTGACCGTCTCCCCCGTCTCCTCAGGATCCTGCTCGATCAGCTTCCCATTGTCGTCCCGCACATACGCCTTGCCCGTCACCGGATCAAACATGGTCCCCGACTTGCCCCACTTGCGCATCGGCGCCCCACTCGGCGCCGTAATCGGAACCACCGTGCCATCAGGCCGCGTGTAGAACCCAATCGCGTCCGTCTTGTATTCGCCCGCCTGACGCTTGTTGGCCCGCTCTCGATCCCGCTCCAACGCCCTCTGCTCCCTCTCCGCACGCGCCAACGCCCTCTCCTGCTCCTTGGCCGCCTTCCCAGCCACCTTCTCCCCGTCCGCCGTAGGCACAAACTCCCCGCGCTGCCAGTCCGCCAACCCCGACCGCATCAAATCCTGCCGCCGCTCGGCCTCATCACGGCCGCGGCTCATCTTCATCAGATCGTCTAGGGTGCGCGTCGCCATATGGTCAAACTCGTGCAGTAATGGGAATGGTAATGCCTCCGCGCTTGAAGAAGCCGACTACCTGACGGTTGCTGGCCTTGCGCTTTTTCTTCTCCTCGTCAGTTTCACCCTTCTCGGCGCTGGGCACGAACGTATCGCCCTCCATCGAGCCCACCTTCTTGCCGTCCTTCCACACTTCCGGCGCCTTTGCCTTGGCATCCTTGCGCCCCGTGTCCAAATACTCGCCCGTCCCCTTGTTGTAGGGCCTGCCGTCCCTGTAAACCAACTGATCCAGCCTGCTGAGAGCTTCGTCGCTCACCCCAATGCCGGACGAATCCCCACCATTGCCCTCGCCCTTGTTGATGGGCTGCCCCGGCTTGCGCCGGTCAAAAAAGATGTCCTTGGCGTTCCGCATCCCCTCGGCATCCAAAGTCTTTCCGGCCCTACGCGCACTCTCCTCCCGGTCCCGGCTCTCAATGCGCCGGTCGCGCACCTTGTTGGCCGCCCTCGCCGCCGCATTCAAAGGATTGCCCGCCTTGTCGAACCTCGCCGGCTCTTGACCGCCCACCCCGCGCCCACCACGCCCACCCCTCGGCTGTGACTGACGCTTGGCCGCATCTCGCGCTTGCTTATCCCGCGCTGCCGCGTTCAACGCCGCCGCTTGTTGCGCCTCATACTGCGCATCCTCCTGATCCCCACGCCGCCGGGCTGTCATGGCGCTTTGCTCGTCCTTCCTCTGCTGCGCCTCCGCCTGCTGGTCGCTGTATCGCTTGTCCGCGGTCGCCTTCTGATCGTTGTATCGCCGGTTGTCCTCCTCGAACCGCTCCCGGTCGGTCACCTGATTCGGGTCAGTCCCCTGCAACGGCGCCCTCGCCGACGCGGGCGCAATGTTGCCCCCCGCATCAAGGCCGATACTCTTCAACCGCTCCAACGCCACAGGATCCCCGGATGAGGCTGCGGCAGCCAACACGCGGGCCTTGGTCTGATCCCCCTGCGGATTGTAGGGGTATTCATTCGCGTTCGGCAGTGGAAGGCGGTCAAAAGGGCTCATGCGAAGGTATCAAATCCGGGGCTGAGGAAGCGCCCTCATTGATGGGTGAACGAATTGCTCGGTCGGCACGGGGTTGCGAACGTCTCCTTGTGGCGCCATGCGCTGCCGCTTCCTGCGCGTAGTGCGCTTGCCCGCCCCACCGCCACGCGAAGCCGCTCCAGAAAACGGCCCGCCCTGCGCCATGTATGCCTCATGGTTGCGCTGAATGTTCTGCGGGTGCAACGGGTGTGAAGCGATAGCCTGCTGTGCTGCTGCCGCCCCCTGCGCCGCGGCTGCGGTCATGCTGGTCGTCGGAGGCGTGCGCAAGTAGTCCAAACGGCGAATGGCCGCCTGCGTGTCGGCGTTGACAATGACTTGGCGAGACATGGCGTTATCCTCGGTTGTGAGCGGCGCCGCCCGTGAGCGGCATGGCTCCATGTTGGCGGCGGCGCGTCAGGCTTGTCGGACGCCGAAGGGTTGCCGCATGTTTGGCGCTACCAAGCGATTCTTCCCAGCGGCGGCGCGCATCCATCTCCTCACGCGTCAGTCCTCGGCCAGCAATGCCACCCGGCTCACCAAGGCGCGGGTCAACGTAATCAGGATGCCCCACAAAGTCCGACTTCTTGGACATATCAGGAGCGGGATGAGTCCATGCTTGTGTAGGCTGGCTTCCCTCGCGCTGAATTGCGCCTGTTGCTGTTGCCACTCCCGCGCCCGTCATGCCGACAGCTTGTGGCATCAGGCGCTGTTTGAGTTCTGCCATGGTCTTGGGGCGAGTGCCCACGGGCGCACCAGGTTGTCCCTTGACCGGCCCCGCTTGTGGGGGGGGCGGCAACGGCTGTCCGGGGCGAGGAACAACCGGGCGCTGCGGCCGGTCAGGAAAACCGGGCTGAGTCCGCGGCGGGTTGTTCGGCTTCGATCCGCCCGGCTCCGGCGTCACACCCGGAGGCAGCACGCTCGGCGGTTGAATCAATTTGCCTGTAGTGGTGAGCATCATGTTGGTCAAAAGTTTGGGTTGTAATTAGCGCCGGGGATGCCCCGCTTGCGTCGGTTGATCCGCCTTTTCTCGTCCATGGCCGCCTCTTGGGCGCGTGCCTGCGCTCGCGCTTGTTCCTCTGCCGCGCCAAAATCCCTCTCTCGGGCAAGGTTTGCTTCCATTTTCTGCCGCGCCTTGTCGGCCCTTTGCATGTTCTGAATCGCATACCCCGACATGCGGTTGGGGTCTTGGGGCTCCATGGCAACCGGCTTCCGGTTCATTCGCATGGCGTTTCCGGTAATCAGAAGCGGCTTGAATGGATTGGTGGGGCTCATGGCGCGGCGTGTGGCGGTTGAACGGTTACGAGTCCCCCATACGGACAACGGTGCGCTTGCGGCGCTTTGGCTTGCGCGGAACCGGCGCTGGCCCTTGTCCTGAGTTTGGCCGCACCCTGACGGGACGTTGCAGGATGCGCGAAAACGGGTTGACGTGCTTCACCATGCGTTGCTCGGAGGCGTTGTTCACATAGTTGGACATACCCGCGGACTCTCACGCAACCCGTGGTGTTGTCAATCTTTTTGACAATCCCGCGCTACAACATGCGTGGTCAGGTGCATTCCGCCACCCGGATGCCTGCCGCTTTGGGGCCGGAGCGCGCTGCGTAGTGGTTCTTGCGCCGTTGCTCCCTCGCCAGCTTCGTTTCCAAGGGCTCATAGAGGGTGGCCGCCGGCAGAACGTGCGCGAGGATGGAGAGGAACATGACCCAATCGTCGTGCTCGCCATCCGCGGCAGCCTCGGAGCCGTCAGGGTGCGTGATGAATGTCCGAATCTCGGCCAGCGCCCGCGGGCAACGCAGGTCAATCTCCTGTTCGCGGATGAGGGTGGCGAGTTCCCCGATGATTTGCCGCTTGCTGCTGGTGTTGGTCTGGAACCCAGGCACAAGGACAGTTTTGCCGGTGCCCGCCTTCTTCCTGCTCCAGACGTTGCACTTGTGGCGCCGGAGGAGTTCCACGATGCCATGCAGGTTGTTCACTTCGGGCGCGACGAGGCAGTTGCCATACCAGCGTGCGGTGAGCGCGATCCGTTCGGCCACAATGTCCAAGTCCTTGGTGCGGTCGTCGGGCAGGGTGGCGGCCACCAGCATGGCGGTGTGGTCGGCGTTGTCGGTGTCGGTGTAGCGTGCCCGGCCGATGCCCCAAGCGTGGCAATCCGATTCGCGGCGGGATCCGGTGGCCTGCTCGCCGGTCATAAAGTCGGCCGCGCCAATGTAACGGAGCCCTTCCTTGGGCTTCTCCCACACTCGCAACCACGATTCAGAGCGGGAAGTCTCGATGAACACAGGCACGGCAGCCGTGTCCGGCGCTTCGAGCACGCCATACTTCGGAGGCGCGTGCAGTTCTTGGCCAACGGCGATTGAGGTTGTGCCTTCCGAGTCAAAGCGTGCGTTGCCGGAGGTCAGGAAGCACGTCACGGGGTCAGACGGATACTCCTGCATGAACTTCCGCGGGTCGCCGTTACAGGCGGGCGAGTCAATCACTTGCCGGCGCCATTTCAGCTTCTCGGGCGGAACTTGGTAGAGCGCAACGAGGTCGCGCTCGCCAGCATAGCGCGCTTCGCCGTCTAGGCTGTCCATGATGCTTTGCGCCTCCTCGGGCGTGCAGGGCACCACCGAATCATCGAACTCGAACCACGGGGCGAATACGCGAATGTAGTTGTTCCCCACCTTGCCGGCCTTGAAGTCCTCGAAGTCAACGGCAGCCTGCCACGTTTGGTAGAACACGCCTTGGGCGCCGTTCGGCGTGGATTCCATGATGACGCAGGTATCGGGGAGGTCCGGCACCGAGTTCATGATGGATTGCATGACATACTCGCCGGAGGTCTTGCCCTTGCTGCGGTAGTGGGCGGCCTCGGAGGCGAGGAGGAAATGGATGTCGCCGCCCATACCGGCGCGAGGGTCGTTGGCCGTTTCCTCGCGCACTTTCGATCCGTGCGAGAACTCGCGCTTGGTCTGCTTCGGGGTGTTTCCCCATGACGGGAACTTGTCGGTCTCGACGTAGCGGTCCCAGCACTCCATGAGCTTGGCGGTCGTGCCCAAGTCGTCGCCCAGGATGGCGCCATAGCCGAGGTAGTTCCGAAGATGGGTGTAGCCGATGGCGAGGGAAACTGTGCTGGAGCCCTTGCGGCGGGGCTTGAGGATGATGATGCGGCAGGGAATCCGCTTGTCCCGGCAATGGCGGTAGATGGCCACCACGCGGCGCTGGAAGCTATTAGCGGAGGGGACAATGAGCCGGCCCGCTCGGTTGAGGATGGTGGAGCATGTTTCCATCCAGACAACGGGGTCTTGGCGGATGTAGAGGGCGGCTTTTTCTTCGGCTTTCATTACATTCAGCAGTTAAGCATTTCTTATCTACTTGTGGGCAATGGGATTGGACCATTGGCGCCGTGCTGTTGGACTACTTGTCGTAGCAAGAAGTGCCGTCTCCGTTGTATTGGATAACCTTTCCAAGTCTCATGCGGGCGTCTTCGATGTGGCGCACGGCTAGGATAGCTTGGGACCTCTGCTCTCCGCGATGGCCGTAGAAGTTGTCGGGGATGACGGAGAGGCTGTGGTTGACGATGCAACGGACTTGGATCTCAAGTCCTTTGAGGCTGTAGCGTATCCTGCGGAGCGCATCTTCAAGGGGCTCGGGGTTCGGGTGGATTTGACCAGCATCGGAGGCTGGCTCCTGTTGTGTGTTCTCGGTGTCTGACATAAAGGTGCGGGATAAAACGGGAAGACGGTCACAATCACGCGGGGCGGGGCGACGACAAAGACCACGCCGGCGGGGCTCACCTTGTAGTAGTAGCCTTTGAACTGGCGGCCGACTTCCTGCTTCGGGCATTGCCGTTGGATTCGCCGGAGCGTGCGCTTGCCGACTCGGCGCATGCGGGCGGAATACCACTCGCGCTCGGGATCCAGCGCGGGGAATCGCTCTTGCCAGCGGTCGCGGGCGTGGTGCGTGAAGATACAATCCGTAGCGGAAAGAGGTTTGCCCACCGTCATCTCCACGCTCGGACGGGCTTCGGTAGCCCGCACCCGATGCACCGGCATGGAGCCAGTGGCCGACCGCCAACGCGGATTTCCTCGGTCGCTCAGGAGAATGTCCCCGCCGTCACCGGGGATGTTCAACGGGCCGCGTGACGTGCGCGGAACCGGGCTTTTGCCGGGCAAAGTGTGTGAATCGGGATTCATGGCAGTGTCAGTCCGCACGCGAGGCAGGTTGTGCCGGCCCAAATGTTGTCGGAGCCGCAGGACGGGCAGGATTCGAGGGCGATGCGCGGCGGCTTCTCGCGCTCGGGCCTTGTGCGCGGCTCGTTTCCGTAGTGGCGCCGAGGGTTCTTCTGGCGCTCGGGCGCGAAGTGTTTGCGGCGGGTCTTGCTCATCAGAAAAGCGTGGGCTGCTGCGGGTTCAGGAAGCGGTTGAGGAACGCAATCGCCTCCTCGGGATTCCCCACGTCCGCGGGGTCAACGGCGTTGTCGCTCACGATGCCGTTGTCTTGGAGCGCGTTCATGGTGGCCACGGGGTCTAGCCGGTTGCGGGAGATGTATTCGTGGAGGGTCATGCGGCAATCTGTGAGAGGAGTTCTGTTCGACGCATGTTGACGTGGTGCGCCGCGTGGCAGGGCACACACAGCCACCGCACTTGCAGGGGCTTGGAATAGTCGTCGTGGTGGGCCTGAACGCGGGGATTGCCGCATTGCTCGCAGGGTTTCCGCGTGAGTTGTCCCGCTCGAACGGCGCGGCCTACTGCGTGAACCGCTTTCATTTTGTGCAGGTTGCGCAGTTGCCAATTCTTTCGGCATTGCGCCGAGGGTCTAATATGCACTCCACGCGCCCTACGCTTGCGTTCTTTGAGTCGTTGTCGGTCCCGTTCTTGGAGCTTCCACACAGGATCGGTGATTTTCGCGTTGTATCGGCGCGACGAGTCCGCCTTGGTGCAGGTTTTGCACTTGTTCAGGTGCCCGTCCGCCATTCGCGGGTGCGCGTAAAACTCGGCCAGAGGCTTTGTCTCGTGGCATTTGAAGCAGGTTTTCATGGTCTAGAACGGGATGCTTTCCTCATCAAAGCTCGACTCCTGCGCCCTGGGCGCCTCTGCCCGCGGCTTTTCCACCGGTCGCGTGCCAACGTGCTTGCCGTTGCCGAGGATCGGCATTTCAACGCGGGCGGCGCGCTCCTCCTTGGTGACTCCCTGCTTCACGATGAAATCCCCGTAGTCGCTGTTCGGGGTTTCGATGAGCACAAGATCCACGAACACGGCTTTCTCGCCGTTCTTGCGCTTGGTTTCCTTGAAGCGGGCCTTGTCCAGTCGGGTTACGTCAATGCTGATGGTTATCATGGGAGTTTTTCGAGGACTACAAGCCGGTTCCATTTCGTGATGCCACACACTCGCCAGCCGGCTTTCTTGTAACAGGCGCCTGGGTTTGTGATGCGGATTCCCCGCGGATTGACGTAGGTGTAGAGCCGTTGGCCCGGCCACCTCGCCCATGCAATTTGTTCGGCGTCCAAAATGAGCAGGCTCGAAAGAACGGAGCTTTCGTTGCGGAAAATCGCGTTGTTCACACCCTCTTGGCCGGATGCGTCTTTGAACTTCCGCCAGCACCACACGGCGTCTCCGGCCTCCGTGATGAGCACCAACTTTTCACCCGGCCCAACAAACAGTTTCGGCTTTCTGCCGTCCGCATAGTGATAGCGCGAATAATGGCGGTCGTAGATTTCACGCGCCGCGTCGTCACCGTCTCTCGACTCGTGCCAATACAAGCCCATTGCGCGCCGACCTATGCCGGCGCTGAACAAGTGCGATGTTGCAACGGCGGAGTTCACTTGGGTTCTCCTTCGTGTTGCTGGTTTCCTAACGCTGGCAGGCTCTCCGGGGCGCTTTCGACGGCCGGAAGGGCCTGGACATCAATCACCTCGCCAAACGCAAGGGCTTCGCGCTGGCGAATCTCCGCGGCCTTGGCCATGAGGTCCGAGAGAGGCACGAATCCAACGGCGCCGGTCATTTCGATCTTCTCGCCGTATTTCTTCGGCAGGAGCTTCGAGGCGGCCCACTTGAGGGCGTCAATCTTGATGCGGAGAAGCTGCGGGTCGGCGTCGGTGGCGGCGGCTTCTCGCATGATGCGGTCGAAACAACCGTCCGCTTGGCGTTCGCGGGCGCGCACGTATCTACTTAGAAAAACGGGGTCCGCCTCGGTTCTCTGATACACGGCACCTTGCGATGGCATTCCCGTTTCCTCGCAGATCGTGATGAGCGGTTCACCGCAAGCGAGACGTTCGAGCATGGTGTCCCAAACGTGCTCGGGGATATTGCGAGAGCCTTTGGGGCGTCCCTTGGGGCGTCCGGTGGGCGGTTTTTTGCGGCGCGGTTTGCGCTTTCCTGGTGTGGTTCCGGGCTCTCCTTGCAGGTCGTTGACCATGGGGAAAATAAACCTGTTGTGAATCCTTTTGACAAGGAAAAGTCTTGACAGGGGGGTGGGTCGGCGGGGTTTCCTGTCCTTTACCGGGTAGATGCGACCCTATGTTTTCAGTGATGATTTCCGCTTCGATGAAGTGCGGGGTCTGGTCGCAAAAGTGCGGGTGAAGTCGGGCGGAGTGGAGAGGTCAACGTCGGCAACGCGGACGGTGTAACCATTGGCCTTTGCCCAAGCGGTGGCGGCTGGGATGCGGTCTTCGACTTCGGTGAGGAGTTTTTCGGTGTAGTCGGGGGCGCCGATTTTGGTGGCCCAGGCGATTTTCACAGCAACTCCTCCCTTTTGAGGAACGCGAGGAGGCCGTTGGCCTCGATGTGGGTGATGGTGTCGGAGAGGAAGTCGGCGCCGGTGATCCGGCTGTAGTTGTCGAGTTCGTCTTGGAGGAGGGTAATTTCGATGGCTCCGTCTGCGGTGGCGAAGGTGATGACTTCGTGCTGTTTCCGGTCGCGGTTGAAGGCGAGGTCTTCGGCGGCCTTGGTGATGGCGGTGGTTTTGAGGCTCATTGTGCTTCGGTGATAAGTTCGACCATGTTGGCGTCAACCAATTGCCAAGGTTGAATGGCCAATTCGGGCATTGGGGTGTAGATGCCGACGCGGCCGTTTTGTTCGTCGTCGTAGGCGAACCATTCGCGGTCGGCGTCGCCGGGGTCTTGCCACTCCGGCTTGATCCTGATCCGGTCTCCTTTTTTGATGCTCATGACACCTATACCATAGCGAACAGTTCGCTTTGTGTCAACCGGTTTGTGGGGTGCTACTGCAAAAGTTCGGTCAGGAGCACGCGAAAAGCTCGCTCTGCGGTTGCGGGGACGACTCCGTTTCCGAGCAATCGCAACTCATCGGTGCGATTGTCACAGGAGACGCACAACTCGGCATAGTCCATCCCACGGGCAGGCCCATGAGGGTTTCGACCCATCGGGGGTTGAGTTTGCCCGCCTGCTGCCTCTCGACCATCGGCGTGAGTTCCTTGTATTCCCGGTCCTGGTTGCCCCTGCCGCTCTTGTGGTCGCGTGCTGTTGGGGCGCCCCATTGTTCCTCCCTCCACACTTGCGTTGCTATGCTTTCCCCTCCGCGATTGTCGTTCCAATGTTCCCCGTATTCCGGGTGCATTGATGCCATTGCACTTCGCGGGGTCGCCCAAGCCTTCACCGCACCCGCCAGATACACCCCTTGATTCCCGTTCGGGCCGCTGCTCTCCATGTCGGGCGTGTGCGCGGTGATTGTGGGCCACAACTCTCGGCGGCTCCCATCCGTGCTGCTGCTCGCCGGGGCGGGCGGGCCATGCTTGACCGCATGATGCAGCTTGATCTGCTTCTTGCTCGGATTGTTCGGGTCGCCCGTTGTTGAGCGGCCACCGTTGGGAACATCCGGCGTCGGCCAGCTTGCCATTGCCGCCATCGTCCCCAACGGAATCGAATTGCGCTCCAGTTGTGATTTGCCGACCGAGTTCTTTGATTCGTTGACGCTGATCGTGGGCCAAGATGAACACCCGCTTGCGTTGGTGCGGTGCGCCGACTTCACTCGCGCTGAATATGCCCCACGTCGCTCTGTAACCCATTCCTGCCAAGTCTTGCAGGACGTTGCGAAGGCCGAGGGTAATGTGTCCTTCAACGTTCTCGAAGAAGCAGAGCCGGGGTCGCATGGCAGCAATTCCGGTTGAAATAGCTGACCAGAGGTGGCGGGGGTCGTCTGCTCCGAGTCGCTTGCCTGCTGCGCTGAAAGGTTGGCAGGGATAACCGCCAGAGAGGATGTCCACTCGTCCGTGAAACGCTGCGAATGGGAAGGTTCGCAAATCAGGCCAGAGCGGAGCCGGGTCAAGTTGCCCGCCTTCCATGCGCGCAAGAAGTAGCTCGCACGCGAAGGCTTCGATCTCTGAGTAAGCGACCGTGCGCAAGCATGGGATGCATCGGTGCAATCCGAGGTCAATGCCTCCGTATCCGGCACAAAGGCTGACGTGCGTAATTGGGCGGGGAGTATCCACATTGCTCACTTGGCGGCGGTGTGGCGCAAGGTTGGCATGGTCGTTCGTTGTGGCTGAGTGGTCAATCCTTTTGACAACGCCATCAGGCGTAGCAAGAGAAGGATGCGGGTTTGCCGTCCCATGCGGAAATCCAGCCGTAGCCGGGCTCGAACTTGCAGCCGACCGGCTTGCCGTCTCGGAAGACCAGTTTCCGGCGGAGGGTTTCTCCGGTCGGGTCGCCGGGGGTGGCGCGGCCGGTCATGGATTGGCCGGAATACTCCGTTTCCACGGTCTTGAGCTTGCGGAGGGTGAGCCAGTTGCCGGAGCGTTTGAGGACTTCGTAGAAGTCCACGTTAGTTTGGTCGTAGCCCCAAGTGCCTTTGAGGATGGCACCGGTGGCGTAGGGTGTGGTGGGCGTGCTCATAAATCAGGCAGCCATCAGAGCCGCGGCGCCGGTGGCCGGCGCTTTGGCGTTTTCCTTGGCGATGATGAAAGCCACGTCGAGGGCGAGGGAGCTTTCGGAGTTGGCGAGGGCGGCTTTGATCTGCGCGGCGGCGGCTTCGAGTCCCTTGGCGGAAAAGCGGGCGGCCGGGGCCATGAAAACGCGGCCGCCGGATCCGAGGATGGTGGAGAAGCCGTTGCCTTCCAGCTTGGTGATCGGCGCCAAGCTGGCGTAGAAGCCGCGGGGGTAGTTGTTGCCGGTGAAGTAGGACACGCCGCCCTTGGCATAGACGGCCTCGATGCGGAGGACGCGGTTTTCTTGGGCCAGCGGGATTTCGGTGATGAGGATGGATTGTTTGCTCATGGTGTTTGTGGTGTTGGTTGTTAGATGGTGGCGAAGCCGAGGCGAATCGTTTGCCCGGATGTGGACACTTGGTAGAGCGTGCCGCGTTGCGCTTGGATGGCTGCGGCGTCGGCCCGGATTTCCGCGGCGAGGTCTGCCGGTGCGTCGGGTTCGATGGTCAGTTGCAGCTTGGCGAAGTCGAGGAAGGCAAGGCGGGCGTAGTCGCCGGCTTTCTCGCGCTGGCGGTCGGCGTAGCTGATTCCCGTAGGGAAGATGCCGGAGAAGATGCGTGGGTTCATGTGGTCAATCCTTTCGGCGTCAGGCGGCTTGCTCCATGCCCCGTTGCATGGCGGGGATTCCTTGGTTGATGCGGTCCATCATGGCGGCCCGCATATCGTCCAGAATCCAACCGGCGTTGACGGGATACCATTGCCAGCCGTCCACTTGGGTTTTCGGGTCCATAGTCTTGAGCTTCTTCCACGCAGCAACGTAGGTGCCGAGCGTGACGCGGCGGCCGCTGCCGAGAGTGATGAGGCGGGTGACTTTGGCGGGTTTGGCTTTCATACATTCACACTCTAGCAAACTGTTGGCTAACTGTCAACCACGAATCGCGTTGTCGTGAAGAATTGACGCACAATCCCCTTTGTCTCTCACTTTTGCCCGTTTTTGATACACAAAGCCCCTCTGGCTACTCCAGCCGGAGCCCTTTCACCGCGGCAGCAAGGGCCGACTCGGGAAGGTGGGTATAGACCTGTGAGACAGCTTTCGAGGAGTGCCCAAGGATTGCCATGGCCACCGATTCCGGCGCTCCGGCGGCCTTGAGCATGGTGTTGGTCGTGTGGCGGAGGTAGTGGAAGGACACGGCGCCCGCGGCGCGGCGGGCGGCGCGGCCTTTGCCGGTGCCGGCGTGGGTGCGTGCTTCGACCAGGCCGGCGCGGGCGAGGATGGCGTGGAACTGATTCGAGAGGGTGCCGGTCTTCCCGTGCGCGGCGGCCACGCGGGCGGCGGCCTCGGGGAAAACGCAAGTTCCGCCGGCAAACTTGCGCTTTTGGAGCCACGCGGCGAAGGGCTTTGCCAGCGGGATAGCCATGGCGGCGCCGGTCTTGCGGGCGGTGAAGCGCCACCAGCCGCGGAAAACGTCCTGCCGGCGCATGGTGGCGATGTCCCCAAGGCGCTGGCCGGTGTAGATTCCGGCCAAGATGATGCCGCGCCACTCGTCCGCGGGGTCGGTCGCCTCGATGATGGCGCGGATCTCGCGGGCGGACAGGGCTCGGCGCTCGCCGGCGGCGTCTCGGGCGGCTTTCAGCGGGCGGACGCGGGCGGCCGGATCGGCGGCAATGACGCCCTCGCGGGCGGCCTCGGCAAACGCCCCGCGGAGAATCTTGAGGTAGAGGTTGGCGGTCGAGGTCGCAAACCGGCCGGCCAAGGCGTCCCGGTAGCGGGAAACGTGGGCGGGCGTGATGTTGGCCAGCGGGCCGGCGAGGACCGCGGGGCCGATGAACTCGCGGAAGTCTTCGAGAACTTGCTCGTAGCGGTCTGCGGTCCCCTGCCCTACCTCGCGGCGTCTTCGTGCCTCCCACCGGTCGAAGAAGGCACTGGCGGCCTCCTGCGCCAGCCCGCGGGGGTCTTCGTGGATGCTGCCGAGAACATCGGCCAGAACTTTGCGGGCCGCCTCGGCGGTCATGTGCTGGCGGGCGGCGCGCTCCGCGGCCAGGGCAATTTGCAGGGCGGCCGTTTTGTCGGTCGTCTTGGTGGTCCGCTGGCGGCGCGTGCCGTCCGGCAGCCGGTAGCAGGCAATCCAGAACTTCGAGCGGGGGCGACGTTTGACGCTGGCCATAGGTCAGGGGATGCACACCGG